TCGTCGTAGAGAGAAGAGCTAACGCCTAAGACGGATCTTAGCTGCGAAGCTGTAATGATGTTAGGCATTAGCCCTTCCCTTCTACTGCTCGCCTAGCTCGGGAGCGAACTAGGCGATGATCGATTTATTCGGATTACTGCTTGTTATTCTTAAATGCGCCAGCTGCGATCTTGGTCGCTAGTGCGCCGTAACCGTAGTAGCCGACAGTAATCTGGCCAGAAGCGATTACGTCCGCGCGTAGGCGGAAAGTAGGTCCTTCGTACCATGTGTAAGCGTCTGGGTTAACGACGAGAAGAGTTCCGTCGCCATCGCCCGCGTTAGTTGGGTCTACGAATAGATCCAAGCCCGCGACGTTGCCTACTAGTGAATCTGGACGAACTACGCCGCCCGCGTTCATTGGCTGTGAAGCGTTATAGATCGGACGTCCTGAATCGTTAAGAGTCATCAAGTTAGCCCATTGACCAGTTGATGCGATAAGTGACTTCGCGAAAGGACGTGGAAGTCCCGCTGTAGCTGAGTAAACAGAAGCAGCTCCGCGAGAGATAATTCCAAGTAGCTCGGCAGCTGTTGGATAAGTAGTCGTAGTAGTGCCGTCCGCTGTAGCTCCTGAGATTAGAAGACCGTTGACGTAAGCATTCTCGGCCTTAGCCTTGGCTGCGGCCATGTTACGGATTAGTTCATCGAAGAACGCTGGAGAAGTACGATCTAGAAGCTCGACTGAGAATGTCTGCTGTCCAGCGAACTTCTTAACGTCTACAGTAATGAAAGCTGCGTTCTGATCTGTGTCGCTCATTGGAGAAGCGTCTTCGGCTAGAACTGCCACTGTAGGAGCTTGCGTGATCTTAGGGATCTCGAAAGTCATGCCCGCATCTGGAAGAGTTCCGCGAGAGATCGCGTCGATCGATGGACGGATAGTTGTAGATAGTCCGTTAACTACTTCGGCCATCTGGCGAGTAGGTACTAGGCCCGCGTTATCTGTTGTGTTATCGGCTGCGAGAACGTACTGGCGAGCTTGATCGTCGCCCATCGCTGCGCGAATTGTGTTCTCGACATACTTAGCAGCTGTGAACTCTAAGCGTGGCTTGGTAAATGTTCCGCCTACGATTGGCTTCGCTGCGGCTGTTGTTGACTGAGCAGCTTCGACCGTCTCGACGGTTTCCGCGTTTGTGACGGTGTTGTCCACTTCGTCTCCTTCTGTTGTTGGTGTTACTTCCTCTTCCACTGTGGAATCGGAGATCTCTTCGGCGACTTCTTCGCCTTCTGTTGCCGCTACTTCACTTACGCGAGCAGAACGTACCGCTGGCTCTGTTACGAGTGCGACGCCAGTTAATTCTCCAGCAAGAACGCGCATAGTGCCGTCCTTCTGCATGATGTAATCGTCTACAGCTAGTTCGATGGAGAATCCATCGCGTAGACCTTCCATCGCTTCGACAAGCGCGTCCGTTCCCGCTGTAGTGTTTGTAATCTTAAAGACTGCATCGATCGAATCTTCGTTTAGCGTCATGTCCATCGTTTTACCGATTGGACGAGTGCGATCGTGTTCCAAGTTTAACTTTACGGAAGCTGGAGCGATTGAGCCTTTTGCGAATACGACTTTCCCAGTCGATGCGTTAGCGGCTTCCTCGAATGCGACGATGCGCCCGCTAATAGTGCGCGCGTTAGAATCTGCCGCTGTGATGTTCATTGGTGTAGTGATTTTCATAGAAGTAGATCCTCTTCTTCTCGTATTTCATCGATCGACATAGCACCGATACGATTTAAGATTTCGTAAACTTGCGCGCGCTCTAATGGATTACCGCGTAGGAAGTCGTCTAAATCGAACTTTACATCTTGGCCCAAGGGAGTAAAGTCCGATAAAGACATTCGCTGCTCGATCGCTGTCATTAGCGGGCGAAGCGAATAATCGATAAGAGAACGTCTTTCGCTAAGTGCATTCGAGTAAGTAAAACTGTTCGGCTCTGCACTTGCGAAGTAAGCTGGAAGACCGGCAGCGCGACACAATTCGAGAGCCAGGTATCCGCGAGCTTCGTTAAGCTGTAAGTTTTTAGGATCGTAACCGACAGTCTCGATCGAGACGTCACCGTTTAAGAATGTAACAGCTTTAGAAGTACGATTCTTAAATGCTGCAACTAAAGCAGCTACGCGATCTTTCGGAAGTGCTACGCCAGAGTTCTTTAAGATTGTCTGTGGGTTTGGATCTATTGCGAAGTCATAAGCTGTTTTCTCTAACGCCGAAGCTGCGCGAATAGTGCGGCCAGCGCGATTTAAGATTCCTTCATCGAGTCCAGTAAAGACGACTAATTCGCTTGGATCGATTGTAGATCCATCGACTGCATAACCGTCGATCTCTGTCCCGTTGCCGTTAGTAGTAACTGTTACTCGGAGCGGATCGATTCTTTCCATCGCCTGAATGCGTCCAGTGTCGGCGTAGCGTTGCATAACACGCGCATAACCGTAACCATAGAACAGAATGTCCTCGGCAAGCCATGACCAGAACGCAGAGCCAGCGATTCGCGGGTCTGGCTGATTGATAACACGCGGCTGTTGCACTCTTTCGCCTGTTGCGATGTTGCGAGTGTGCATACCGAAAGAACCGATAGTCGTACAGATAATGTTACGCGCGCGAGCTAATGCTGGGACGCCCATCGCTTCGGTACGAGTAGCGGTTTGATTACCCATAAAGTAATAGCCGCCGAGAGAGTTAAGAGTGTTTACAGGGTAAAGCGATTCCGCCGCGTCGATGCTGATAGAAGCTGGAGACGCAGCGTTAACCTTCGGAACGAATAGATCGAATAATCCCATAGCGCAATTCTACGAGAGTGCGATACCGCTATCCGACCATGATGTCAAGATCCATCGGCGGGCGTGTCGCGTAATGCGTGACGAGTGCAGTCGCAACCGTCGCGCAGACAGTCGACTGAGAAGCTCTCCGCCCGATAGTCCAGCCACCATCTCCAAATGGAAGTCTCGCAGCTGATAAGATCTGCTTGGAGAGTTCTGTCTGTTTCGGGTCGTGTCGTAATCTTTTCGATGTGATCGCTCCTAACAATTCGTCGCAAGCTTGTCCGTACAGTGCGCCGTCGATGTCCGAGATCGGGATACCCGCTGGAACTAACCGCGCAGCTATAGCCGAAGCCGTTCTCTTAGAATAAGCCACTGTCTCGACTGGATACTGCTTTACATAGGGAGCGATGTCGTTCGCGATCGCTTTATCGTCCAAGTTAATCGGGTTATGCCAAGTGTGTAAGAGCTTGACGAAGAATCTTTCGTCGTCGATTTGTTGGGCGGCCACTAATGCCGCGTCGCGACGATTCGGACTTACGTCAATGCCCAGCCAAGTCGTCTTCTCTGGATCAAGCTCCAAGCCTTCTTCTCCACATTGATTCCACTCTTCGGCGGGAATAGCTGCCGAGATAGTAGCGACCCATCTACATAAGACTTCCGTCTTTACGACATCTGGCGGATCGTTAAGAACGGCCCGAATGTTATCGATGTGGACTGTGTGGCCGAGTGCTGGATTAGCCATCGCCGCGCCTTTCCAGAACGCGGGAGTGTCGTCGATCTTCTCGTAATTAGATGACCATTCATAGTAAGCGATGTCGTCGCCTTTAGCTGCGCTCATTCCGCGCTCGCGTAGTGCGTTAAGAACGAGACTATGCTGATCTCCAGCGTTACTGAGTGTCCAGAGCTGCGGATTCTTAGCCGCCATCATCGTGTAACGCAGAGAAGCCCACGTCGATTCGTCTTTAAGCTCTCGGGTTTCATCGACGAAGACGGTTTCGGGCTTGGAAATACCGCGAGCAGCTGAGCCGCCAGCTTTAACCATGTAACGACCGCCGCCGAACTCGGATTTTAGCTCGATCTCTTCCGAGCCATGCGCCCAGCGGATTCGCTTTACTTGTCTGGCTAGATGTTCGTTCTCTTCGATCATGTTAACGATGTCTCGAAATGTCTCCAGCGATGTAGTAAGTCGATGAGCTGTTCCGATCTGAAGTCCGTTTTCCCATAAAAAGAGACCAGCTAACGCCCTTACTTTCATGAGCGTAGTCTTACCCTGTTGACGAGCTACGACGACGCAGACTAGTGGCGAATGCCAGCGGCCGTCTGGCTTGACTCGATGAGCTTCCATCGCGACGAACTTCTGCCAAGGTAAGAGCGGAAGCTTGATACTTTCGGCAAAATCGATCAATTCTTGGCCGCGTGACGGTAGATCTACGAGTTTCGAGTGGATTCTGGGAGTCGGAGAGCCTAGATAGAGTCCTGTAGTTCTCTCGGTAGCCGATGTAGGGCTATCTGAGACCTTTTGAGGCTTCTCTGTACCTTTCGAGTCCTCTTGAGTCCTAGTCATGCTTTATCGAGTCGTTTGGTGGTGAAAGAAGACCTC